TCCGGATTCCGTTTGCATTTGAAATTACTACGCCGTTGGAATTGTAAACGTAATAAATAAGTTTCGAGAAGTCGTTCCCCTGCGCTGATTGAGTAATCGCAAAGCTACCATCAGATGCAATCTTATCAGCGAAGAATCCCTGTTGCTCCCCGCCGATAGTTAAATAATATTCTTGATAACCTGACACGGTGGTTCCGGTTAGCTTTGCAAAGCCGAAATAGGTTGGGTTTCTAATTACAAAGCCACTAACATTGCCCGGCTGTGAAAAGGCACATACAGCATTAACAAGCTGAGGATTTCCTCCCGCCAGATAACTACCAGTACCTTGAGACACATTGGTGCTGCTAAAAACCTGAAACTGTACCCCACTAGGAGTTACTGGATCACAATAAAATAAAGCGTATGAGTCATCTCCTCTCACCGCGACAGCAATTGTGTTTAAGCAGCTCGCAGCAACTACGTTACCTCCGTATGTCCCGCTGTAAACGATAGAGCCGGTGCTAGAAATGACTCGGTAAAAAGCTTGATCAGTATCGTTAAAGGACACGACGACAAACGAACTATCTGAGCGAGCATCAAAAGCGAGCTGACGACTTGTCGATCCTAAAGTTACGGTAGTATCAGTCGTAACAGCAGTAACAACAGTACCCGTTGGGCCGTAGATAGCGTAAGAAAGACGGCGTGTTCCGCCGGGAAGCCCGTGCCAGAGAACCACAAAGTTTCCATTCGGCAAAGCAAGGCAGCCGATGGGGCTGATCCCGGGAGCGTAGTTCGCTGCGCCTGATACAAGTGTTTCAGCAACGACCACGTTGTTAGAGGCGTCAAGAATTTTAAAGTAAATGTAAATATTAGATGAACCAGCAGTGACTCTTTTGCCATACGCCATAACGACGTTGCCGTTAGTCAAAACCGCAACAGCCCTTGTATAGTTCATGCCGCCATATGTTTCGACATATCTCAGAGGGCCCGCATTAGGGGCTGAGCGTGGGGCTTGATACGCCTGAGGCGCAGTCGGAGAGAACGTCAAAGAACCCGAATATGAATCAGGAATACGGCCAACTCCGTTTGGAGTTACGTAGACTGGATCGCCAGCGTTAAAGCCAATCGGGCTTACGGTTGTGAGGAATGTATTCCCGCTAGAAGAGCCTGTAACAGAGCGACCCATGATTATACCTCCTCGTAACCGTAAATCGTGACACTAGTGTTAGCGGTAGTAGAATATACCACAAATCGCTCGCCTGCATTCGCAACAACACCAGCTCGCTCAAGAACACCATTAACATCAATCACTGTCTGAAATTCAATGTATTCGCTTACTGCAGGCGTGCCGGTACCTGCGATTGCAACATTAACTGCTGCTGGAGTAGATCCGCGATTGACCACGCTAATCGTAGCCACAGCAGTCGTAGCCGCCGGCACCGTGTAAACCGTCGTATTGGTCGCCGCTGCCGGTGCAGCCTGTCCTAAAATGCCTGTCGCCATCGCCTCAATCCCTATTAGAAGCTGGAGAAGTAATACGCCTTAGGCGTGGAGATACCACCCGCAGGCTGCCAGCTCAAGTTAGTTCCATCAGTCTGCAAGTATTTGCCTGCATTCCCAGCTTGCGGAGGCAAGATGCTGCTTGCACTAACGACAGTCCAAACGCCATCACCACGCAGGAAGTTGGTGCTATCAGGTGTGCCGGTTGCGCTGATTCCTGCAATCGGAATGCCCGACCATGTGCCAGCGCCGCTTAGGAACGTGTTCGCTGAAAGCGTTCCTGTGGCACCAATACCGGTAACTGGAACTGTAGACCATGTCCCAGCGCCACTCAGGAAGCTGTCTGATGTCGGCGTTCCCGTCGCACTGATACCTGAAACAGGTACCGCAGCCCATGTGCCAGCACCGCTTAGGAACCTGTCGGCAGCCAGTGTCCCAGTGGCAGTGATGCCGGCAACAGGAATACCGGACCACGTGCCAGCGCCGCTCAGGAAGGTGTTTGCGGATAGTGTCCCTGTGGCATCGATGCCCGATACAGGAACGTAAGCCCATGAAGCCGTCGTTCCGTTAGTTGTTACAAACTTACCAGCGTTACCAGTCTGGCCCGGTAGAGCTGCAGAGAATGCTGCAGTTGCTACGAAAGCTGTGGTCGCAATCTGCGTGGTTGATGTGCCCGGAGACGCTGTCGGTGCAGTTGGTACACCCGTGAAAGCAGGCGAGTTAAGCGTCGCAAACCCAGAGGCGACGAATGCGGTTGTTGCAATCTGAGTGTTATTAGCTCCCGCCAGTGGAGTAGGCGCAGTCGGCGTACCAATAAACGCAGGGCTGTCAGCAAGGGCAACATCGCTACCTGTGCCGCTGGTACCAAAAGATGTTCCCCAAGCGGACCCTGTGCTGAGCGGAATGCCAGCCCCCGGGTAAACAAGAACGCCAGTGCTGGCGATTGTGATTGTCCCCGCACCGTTCGTGATACTGACACCAGCGCCTGCAGTGATCGCAGAGAGCGAATAGTTCGTACCGTTACCAATCAGGATCTGACCATTGGTCGGAACAGTCGCCACACCCGTGCCGCCCTGAGAGACGCTCAGAGGCGTTGTAAGGCCTGAGAGGGATGTGATGTCGCTGTTAGCGCCGGAAGCTGCAGCGCCGAGTGCCGCACGGGCTACAGATGCGTTGGTGGCCGTGAAGACCCCAATGCCGAGCGACGTACCACCCAGATTAACGAGCGCGCCCCCAGCAGTGGTTGCTGCCGTACCGCCCTGAGAAATAGCGACCGGCACACTGAGGTTCGCAGTTTCAGCCTGCACGACGTTTGTGCCGTCGCAGTACAGGATCGATGCGCCGTTCTGGACAACAGCGACCCCTGTTCCTGCTGCAGTCTTAACCGTGAGCGTATAGCTGCCAGTGGTGTTGTTCCGGATCCAGTATTGCTGGATCGTGTTCGGAACGATGATGTCCATGTTCGCGGTGAGGACGCCGCTGAACTGATAGGCAATTCGGTTAAGGTTCGTGCCGGACAGCGTGTACGGGCTGGGCTGCCCAGTCAGGCTGATCGACACATAGTCAAATGCAAACGTCGCGCTCTGACCGTAACCAATCGTGTAGAAGTTCGTGCCATCAGTGATGATGCGGGCGCTATCGCCGGGATTGAATACAAGATTTGCCTGACCGTTGATCAGCTCGCCGCCAGCAGGCTGGATCGTCAGGCCGCCAGTGCCTGAGTTGCGGGCGTCGAAAAACCAGTCATTACCAGCGGCAGCGGCTGACGGCATGGTAAATGTGCCAGCGCCGCCATTCCAAACAAGAACGCGCGCGCGGTCAACCGACGTAAGCGTGTAGTTTGCCGACAGCAGCGTGGTCGGGGCAGACTGGTTAAGAGTCGTCGTGATCGCCTTGAGACCAGCGCCAGCCAGCGCGCTCGCAGAAGCAGACGACGTACCAGCACCATACTGGATTGGCCGCCATGTACCGTTAACCGTCGCGTTGCCCGTGAGATAAATCTGCCACGCCTGACCAGCCGCGATGGTCTGGATCGTGTTGCCACTGTTGTCAGCAACCGTGAACGACGATGCGCCGACGTTGAAGAACAGGGCAGTCTGACCAACGCTTGCCTGCGATGCGTCCGGCATGCGGATCGTGAAGCCAGCACCAGACGGTGTGACATCCATAATGGACGCGACGACATTCGTATTGGTTGCAAGCTCAGTCGGCCACGTCAGCGTGACGTTGGCAGTCAGGGCAATCGCGCGATAGCTTACGTCAGCGGGGTAGACGACTGTGCCACCGAAGGTGTTTGTGAACGACGGCATTTATCAGTCCTCCCTGCGGATGATGCCACGGTCGACGATCTGACGGATGTCTTCGCCATTGAGCGCAGCCAGCGACCGGTCGTAGTAGGTCTGCCACAACTGAACGCGCTGATCGTCCTTCACAAACGGCGTGGCTTCCACCAGCGACCCGTACAGCAACAGGTTCGGCGCAAACTCGGTCAGCCAGTTGGTCTGGTTCGTGTCGTCCAACAGCGGCGGCAGTTCGTAGTACAGGATCTCCATCGGGTAATCCGCAGCCGGGGTCGGCACGAAGATCCAGTGCTTGTAATCGTAATCGGCGTAAAACAGCGGCTGACCGGTCGTTGTTTCGTTCGGCCAGTAGCTACGGACGTATTCGTAAGAACGCGGGAAGACCGGTGTGTGGACGTTGTTGTTCGTCCCGGTGCCAAAGTTGATGCTGATGGTGTCGCGCCAGCGATCCGGCTTGGCGTAGACCGCTACCCCAGATTGCATGGTGGTATTGACCAC